AGAAGTATCAGGGTTATATAATATCATCTCACTAGTATTTAATCCACAGTTCTCCATCCACTTACTATCCCAAGATTTTTCTAAGTCAACCCATACAGGTACACCACCATTTTGTTGAACTGATTTACATAACTGTGCTGCTATATAAGATTTACCTGATGAAAATCCACCGAATAAAAGAGTAAATCTTTTTCTAGGTATACCCCCATTAGTAATTTTATCTAGTTGAGGTATGTTAAAAGGTATTTTACCATACTCAAAACTAACGTCATCTCCTCTTGTAGCTTTAACTTTTTTATCGTTTAATAAACTTTCAAAAATTTCTTTTGATGTTGATTTCATATTAAATCTGAATCTTCCTCTATATCCCTACCAATGTTTCTTCTTTGTATTGCTTCAGCCCAAGCCATGCATACTGCTCCACATTGAATAAGCTCATTGTATAAATTATGTGCATTTTTTTCGTATACTTCTCTTGCCACCTCTCCCACTTCTTCTGTTAATATTACAGTCCAATAATCATCAGAATGTTTAGTTTGATCTCCAAATTCTTTTTCTTGTAATTCTCTTTCTGCTAAAAACTGTTCAGTAACTATAGCTCTAATATATTCAGTTTCCATCCTTTTTCTTACCCTTCTTTAGTAGAATATTTCTAATCTCATTATTAACTTTATCATGAACTACTTGGTAAGCTTTATCTATGGTTAACCCAGCTTCCTCTAATTGCTTATCCATTGCTAATTCAGTATCAAGATCATGAATTTCCATATCCATTCTTGCATATTGATTTCTATCTAGTGGACCTACTCTAAATGTAAATCCTAATTTAAGTCCTACTTTTGCCATTTTTGGTCTCCTTTATCATATGTTTTATTGGTATTTCATATTGTTTATAATTATTTTTATTTTCTCCACGGTGTGGATATGACTTCTTTTTATTATCCGTATGTTTTAAAAATTCTTTATATGGTATTGAAAGGTTAAAATCTTCGTTTGTATACACATCTATCAGAACTAGCATGTCTAAACTATTACCATAGTTAGCTACCGTTGCTTCTAAGTTTCTTATTAAATCTGTATCAAAAGTTGACGCTTCACCTTCTTCAAGCACATGAACCCATCTTAAAATATGCCTATCGTAGGAATTGAACTTTCTAATAAGTATATTTTCATCTGGAGAATATCTTCCTACAGTCTTACCAGAATTATCCCGCATTGGTCTACTCAGTTTCATTTATTAACTCCTTAGCTATTAGCATATCTATGTATTGTTTAGCTTTCTTTAAATCCTCAACACCACCTTTATCTTTCCATCTACATATATATTTTATTACATTTCCTTCTGCAAATAATAACTTATTTGCATGTATAAAATCCCAAGGTTCTATCTCTAAATGATAATGTGTTGGATCAGTAGAATTTCCTATAGCATCATTCGATATATCAGGATATCCTTTCATGTCTCTATATTCCTTCCATGTTAAATCTGGATAATTTTTCTTCTTATCTTCATATTCTCCTGATGTAAAATTATATTGAAGTTTAGGGTTTTTCCATCCTGCAGGCATACTATTCTTCCTCCATAGGTGTTAATAATTCTTTCATTTGAACAAATATTGGAGTTCTATCTCCTACCCATGCCCCCTCAGTATTGTACTCAAAATACTCCATAGCTTCTTGATAACACTCATCTCCCACTTCTTGCACTGTACTTAATCTTTCTTCAGCAGTCATTTTATCAAAATCATACTCTTTTTTCTTGGTATCATAAAAATCTCTTGCAATAATTTCTATTGCTTTTTCTCTATCATATACAGCATAAGGTCCATTAAATTGTTGATAACCTAATCCTATAAATGCCTCTTTTAAACCATCATAGTATATAGTTTCATCATCATTTTCTTCACACCAAAATATATTTTTATCTTTTTTATCCACTATTTTCCCTACTTTTTCTTAACTTATTTGTTTTCTTTTCTTTTCTTTTTACACTTTTAGGAATAAACTCTTGATTTTCCCTGTATATATTAAGAGTATCGTCTTTTTGTAATTGTTTTTTAAAACGTCTTAACAAATTTTCAAAAGATTCATTTTTCCTAGCTTTTATTTCCATATTAATCCCACTCTATATAATCTTCTAATTTAAATATAGTAATTTTTTTCTCTTCAAAATCTTTTTTAATTGCCCACGAAGGGTAACATACTTCCATATCAACCTCTAAAGGAATATTTAAACTGTTTTCTTTCATAAGTTCTTTTATTTTAGGAGCAACTTCATCTACTTCGTCTTTATGTACTTCACAAATAATCTCATCATGTACTTGTAGAAGTAAATTACTCTTCTTATCCTTTAGGTATTTTGCCACAGCAACCATACGTTCACTCATTATATCTGCACTAGTACCTTGAATAAGATAATTTACACCTTTATAACCAAATTCATTAGGTACTCTATATATTCTACCATATTTATTCCTAACCATTCCTTCTGTTTTAATAGTTCTAACTACGGAATTAAAGAATCTTCTAGAGCCTTTCATATTTTGTAAATATGTATTCTTATAATCAGCAGCTAAAATAGGAGTAGTATTTAATTGCAATGCTAATTTATCTTTACCAATACCATATATAACTCCAAAAGTAATTGATTTAGCTAATTGTCTATAAAATTTAAATTGAGTATCATCTTCAGTAATGTTAAAAGCTATCTTTGCTGCCTCTCCATGAAAGTCAACATTATCTTGTTTCATGAGTTCATTCATCTCTTCATTGTTTACATAGTGCATAAATACTCTAACTTCCATTTGAGAGTAGTCATATGCCACCATTTTGTAATCGTCTCTAGGTATAAAAATATTTCTTATGGCTATTTGTCTAGTATCTTCAATATCAAATTTATCTCCACCTAAGAAACTCCAAGTATTTAATACTTCATCAGTTAATTCTGTATTAGCGTTACCACCCTTACTTGAAACTATAGCCGCTACTCTACCCTTTACTTCTTCTTTATCAGATTCAGATAAATCTCTATCTTCAACATATACAATATCTCTAGGTATATTCTGTAAGTTAGGTGAACTAGAAGACAATCTTCCTGTAACAGTGCCCCAATTATTAAAACTTGTATGAAGCACCGGTAATTCTAAATAAGGTTCTATGTAAGTAGATCGTATTTTTTCTAAAGCTCTATATTGTCTTACTAATCCTGCTAAAGGAGAGTTAAGTCTTACTAAGGCTTCTTCATTCCACGCTTCTGCACCCTTTGCAGTTCTTAAAGGAGAATGAATACCCATATTATTAAAGGTTTCTCCTAATTGTTTAGTACTACTTATATTAAATTCATGTCCTACTAAGTCATATATACGATTTTTTAATACTTCTATTCTAGCAACAGTTTTTTCATACGCACTATTAGCATATTTATTATCTATTACTACCCCTCTTTTCTCCATCATATATAAAGTTTTAGTTAAATCACACTGAAACTCAAATAATTCTAATTGTTTACTTATTTCTAATTTTCGTAATCTATCAGTGTAAACTTTATGAGTCCAATATACATCTTTTATACAATATGGACCAAGTACAGATGGTGGAGCTAAAGAAAAATCTTTAAACCATTTGTTTTTCTTCAAAACTTTTTTAGTCTCTAAATCATAAAGTCCAGCTTCTTCGCCGTAACTCCTTATTATAGTATCAGTTAAACTTAATCTATTTACTATAGTAGATTCAGTCATTCTAACCATCACTAATACATCAACAAGTTTCATCTTGTCTATATTAACACCTTCATTCTCCAAAAATTTAGAATCAAATTTAACATTGTACCCTATAATAGTGTCACATTTATCATTTATAAAAGATACTAATTGATTTAATTCAGTTTGAGTTAAATTAGGTTCTTCTGATTGATGTCTAAATGGAAAATAATATGCTTCTGCATCAGAATAATTCAATGGAACTAATCCGATTCCACATATTTGATTCATATTATAAGGATTAAATCCGTTAGTTTCTACATCTATAATCCATTCAGATGTATCAGGTAAAGAATTTAATGTATCTGTAAATGTGTCTGAGGTTACAATCATAGGTAAATTATGCAAACTCCCCGGAAGGACATTTAAATCCGGAGAGTCTGCTGTTATGGAGGTTGATGCTCTAGAATAAAGAGTCGTCATCATCGTTATCAATAGCTACAGCATCAGATGGTACTGCATCTGTTTCTGTTTCTAAAGTACCATATCTTTGACCTACATACTCTTTTATTGGAGTAAGATTTTTTACTTCTGCTTGTTTATCTTCAGGTAAATCTAAATCACCTGATGTAGAAGTAATTGTATAAGTAGTGTCTAGGCTTGTACCTCTTCTTCTCACTCTTATAACATTTTTATCCAACGAACCATCATCTTCGTATATATCTACGAATTGATTCCAATTACTATTTTGTGCTCCAAAAGATAGAGTTAATACTTTAAAATCATTAACTGTTTCTTTATAAAGCTTTGAACCAGACGGACTAGTTATTTGTTCCCAAGAGTCTACTCTTTGTTCTGTATGCAATATTTCAGTTACATACCCCCAAAGTGCGAACTTGTGTTTTGGAGCTTTCCTTCGACCATCCTCATGCACCATAGCTTCACTTGGAACAGAATCAACTGGTTCTCCATTTTCAACTAGTACACTTGTCCAACCTCTATCAGCTCCCTGTTGAAATTCATATACATAAAATTCTTCCATATGTATATCACCTTCTTCTCCTGTAGCCATAGATTTCATAAAAACTTGATCTCCATCTTTTAACCAAACTTCCTTACCATTAGCTGCGGCAGCTTGAGCAGACCTAGTTTCTCTACTTGTTATATTATTTTGTATCATACTGATTCCTGACATATATCCTCCGTTACCAATATTTTTTATTATTAATTATATTATTAATTATATCATAAGATTTGATATCTTGCACATCTTTATATTCTTTAGGTATATTAATATAAGAAACTTTGATTTTATTACCTAATAATTTCATAGATCTTTGTTTACCTATTTGCCCCGCTTCATCATTATCTAAACATAGTATAATCTCTTTAGTAGGCAATGTCAATAATAAATCACGTTGTCTATTAGACATACTCATTCCAAGTAATGAAACAGATGGAAATCCTAATTGATCTAACCACATAGTATCCAAAGTACCTTCTGTTATACACACTGCATCACAAGGTTGTATGTATGATTGACCAAATAATACGTAAGACTTTTTAAGTCCTTTTGAATATAAATATTTAGGTATCATTTTTTCTTGTCTAGTAATCCAACCTACAGTTCTAGAATCTTTATCTTGAATTGGAATTACTAAACCATTAGAAGGAGTTATACTACAATTCCATTTACGCATAGTAGTTTTATTAAAACCCCTGTCAAATATCCATCTAGGTACACTACCAGATTTATATGGTATAGATACTTCAGGTAATGATAAATCTTCGGTAGTGAATGATGGTATATTAAATATATTACTTTTAATTGTATTTTTATAATCAGTAATATATAAATTGACTTGTTGAAAATCCCACTCCATATATTGTTGTATGAAATTTTTTAAACTTCCCTGCCCACATCCAGCAAAACAAATCCATACACCTTTGTCTGTATTTATTGAACAAGATTCTGTTGTATCATTATGAAAAGGACATAATATAGATATTTCTTCATTACCTACAGGCACATCTATGCCTAAATTAAGTAGTGCTTGTGTCCAATCTATTGAATTAATCATATTATTTAAACTTCGGGAGATATACCCTGTAGAGATACCCATTTTCCTCCTTCCAAAATCCATCTGGAAAAGTTGTGCCACACTGAAAACAATAAGGATCGTTACGCACTAATCCTAATACTTCTTTTTTTAATAATGAATACATATCAATTATAGTTTTACCTACTCTTAATTTACCACCCTCAGAACATTTACCACATTTAGTATTAATTAAGCGTGTCATGATTCTCCTCTATTCTACCTTTATCTACATCCCAAATAAATTCAGTAGTTGAAGCTCCTAAATCTCCATCTCTATATTTTTGAAACATTATTTCTCTTAGTTGTGGCTCATCTTCAATCATACACATTGATATAGCTACATCTGAAGCTCTAATTAAAGCATCTCCAAAGGCTACTTGTCCTGCAGTTGGTTGATTATACATATTTGAGGCATCTCTTGTTGCTTGAGTTGAGGCTATAACTGTTGTATTTGTAGATAATGCCATAGTTTTTAACCCATAAAATAAAGAATGAGATTGTTCCCAAGCTGCTTTATTCCTATCAGCAGTAGAAATTAAATATACTCCATCAATAATAAGTACATCCGGACTATACTTCCGTACTAAATTCGTGATACTAGGTAAAGAGATACTATCTTCTCCACTAATATGATCGCATACTAGTAAATTTTTAAAATTAACTTCCGTTAGAAATTTTTTATACTCATTTTCATCTATAGCTCTACCATTTCGTAAAGCACTATGAGATAATTTATATCCTAATGATTGCCCAAGTAATACATCCATTCTCAAAGCAATAGCTGAAGAAGTCATTTCAGTAGATACAAGTAAAGTTTTATAACCACTTCTTATCGCATCTGAGGCAAGTTTACAACATAACCATGTTTTTCCTACTGTCGGTCTAGCATAAGCAGTAATTAAATCTCCAGCTTGCCATCCAACACCTGCTGCATTAATCATATGGAAAGGAGTCCGTATACCTATTAAACCATCCCCCATTTTTCTAATAGAACTTCTTCTTTGCCACTCTTCGTATCTATCTAAGCCACCATTATCATATTGATTAACATCTTCATCATGTAATATCTCTACATCATTTAGATCATCCATAATCATTCCTAATGCTTTTTTAGGATTATCATCTAACATTAATTGATTTGAATCAAAAGCATTAACAATATTCCTAAACATAACTTGTTTACCAAATTCATTTAATGCATAATTAAAATTAACGGATTGGGCTTCAGATTTAAGAGTGTCAAATTTCTCTAATAAAATTTCTGGTGTGGGGAAGTCTGAATATTCATCAATATATTGTTGAATAAATTTGTAGGTTTCTCCATGCTCTGCAAAATCTTTTGGGGAATAAGTAAAATTCTTGAAATTCCCCGAATCACACAAACTGAAAATAACTCCAGACTCGATAAAATTAAAATTTTCCAATACTACTTCTCTTCGTTTAACTTATTTCTAAGTGATTTTTTTACTTTGTATATTGAGTAGTTTACCACACTTTCTTCTCCATTGACTATCTTTTTATCAGAAATCTTTTTTAATTTCTCTTCAATGTCTTTCATAGTGTGGTTTTGTAGTTTATTTGTAAGGAATTGTTTTTCTCCCTGATCTAAGTCTAACGAATCTATCCAATCAATAAAATCTACTTCATCTAAATTGTTATCTAATTGTTTTACAAAGTCACTTAATTTATAAGAATTGTCATCACCTGAATCAGATTGCATGTCTAAACTATAACTTTGTAGTTTTTTACTTGCTTGAACCCATAAAGTTTTAAGCCTATTTGCCATAGCAGTATGTAAATAAGTATGAAAAATGGCATTTCTATTAGGGTTATATAATTTAGCAGCTTTTATAACAATTAAACGTAATTCTTGGGATAAGTCATCTCTATCATAACCCTGTATATAAATGTTCGATACCATCCTGTTTATCTTCGGTTCCCATTTTAAAATTAAATCGTTGTCTATTTTCACTATCGTCTTTCCTCTTATCCTGATAACATTGCTGTGAACAGTATACATTTTTTAATTTTAATTCGTATCCATGTTTTATACGTTTTCTAGTTCTATAAAAAGGAACTGAACACCAAGAACATTCAAGTCTTTTAAATTTCCACTTAAAGGAGCAGTTTCCTTTATGGATTCCACCACGATCAGTAGTTATTTCTGTGCATACTTTACAGTATACCACACGTTTAGGTTTAGGCGGGTTAGTTTGCAGATTATTTTTCAATAAAACTTCTCTAGCATATTGCCTAGTTATGCCAACTTGTTTGGCAATTTCAGCTGTTGACATAAAGGGATTTCTTTCCCGTAGTCTAACAACTTTATTCTTTGGCTTCATTTTCTAACTGTTCTACTTTCGCAGATAGTTCTTGAATTGCCTTAATCAATGGAGCTACAAATTCTTCATATCTTGCCCCATAACTATCTCCAAGTTTAGTAATCGCAGCAAATTCACTTAAATCATTTATACCATATTTTTTTAAAACCTCGACAACTTCTTGAGCAACAATACCTCTATGAACTGACCCCGTTTTTTTAGGATTCTGCCACTCAAAAGATACGGGTCTTAAGTCATTTATAAAATCTAAACCTAAATTGTTATCTTTAATATTTATTTTTTCTCTTGCATCTGATGTTGAAATTGTTGTTGTTCCTGCAATTAATTGCTTCCATCTAAAGGCAGTGCTTCCAGAACCTCCTGCTGCGGTACCTAAGTTATATGTATCGTCTTCAGTTGGTTGCCAATGATGTGCTACATCTCCTGATAACATTTTTCCACCTATTATCATTGGAGGAATAGGATCAGTGTCTTGATCATTTCCATCATAATCTGCACTATCATCTTGTTTTCTAGACATTCCTAACTGTATAGCCGGAAATATTTTAACTAAAGCCCCTTCTGTAGAATTAGTAGCGTGAGCATTTGATTTTGATGCCCAACATGTTGCAATTTTTAATCTTCTACTTGAATAAGGTCTAGTATGTAATGTAGCAGCTCTAGATCTACCTTCACTTTCATTTCTTTGTTCAAAATGCAATGAGGTATTAAATTGAAAAGCAGTTT